TTCACTGATTTTTAAATCAGCCATTGGTGGTCAGCTCCCTGCTTAAAGGTCGGTCTCTAGTTGCAGTTTAGCTGCACCGTCTTGATCCAAGCGTATTTCACCAGAGTCCTCTTGCAAGAGGTCGTCAGGTACAAACGTATTCATTTTCAGCTCTACCGCTCCAGTCGTGATGAAGTCTGCTGTGATTTGCACCGTATTGTCTGGTGCGAACTGCACAGCACACGCCGTAATCACTGCATCAAAGTCATAAAAAACATCGTCTGCGTCTCTCGCTGAAACGCCACCAGGGTTGTAGCCGCTTGCTTTGATATAGAACTTTGCATGGAACTGACTGCCAACCTTGGTACGCAAGGAGAGCTCAACCAAGTAATTAGGCAGCTCGTTTGCCGTGTCACCCGTGTATTCCCAGAAACACGACATCCGACCAGAGCCAGACATCAACGTACTAATACGACTTCTAAACTCATCAGATAACGTTGTTGTGTCAACAGTTTCGCGCTCAGTATTAAGCTCAAAACTATTAACTTGTGCCAGCAAACGCGCAATGCTGTTCTCAACAGTGACGGCAATTGGGATGTCGTTGCCAGGAACTGCAAGGGCTACTGCGTTCGTTGGCCCACCGTTTACAGCATGAGCAAAAGTGTTATAAAGCCTGATGCCGCCAAGGTCATCAACATAAATAAATTTTTTTACGCTTGAATCTGTATAGCTGTCAATAAAATCAAGAGCACTACTGTCAGTGCTTTTAATCTCAATTTGATCGCCAGTAATTAATTGCCCATGGTCAAAGTCAAAGCTAAAACGTTTTGCCGTAGCATTGACATCACCTGTATTAATTGTCGAACTAAGTTCGCTGCCGTCAAACTGACGTTGCAGTTCAACTTTGCCAAACGTACCAAGGTAAACACTCATGAGATCGTGGCGGCTAGCAGCTCTCCCGTACCAATAAACGAGATCTCAGCACGCACCAGATCAGCAGTAGCCGCACCCATCGTGGCGCTTGAAACGTAAGCGTTGATCTTGATGTCGTTAATGTCCGCACCATCCACCCAACGAAATGTCAGGTCAACGGTGTCACTGCTGGTAACACCAGCCGAACCAGTCTTGACCAGTGCGCTCAACAGGCTTGTTGTGTTGATTGAGCCGCTGTCTTCTTTGTAATAAAGCAAGCTGCAGCTGCCCGTATAGCCGACAACACCTGGAACGTAACTGCGAATATTCTCACTAAGCGTTGTGGTTTCTAACGTCTCAAGGTTTGCTTGCACCGAAAAACTCGACACTTTGGCAATGGTCGTACCAGCGACTTGTAAGACGCCATCTCTGCCGGTATAGACCTTTGCCATCAGATCACGCCAATGAGATTCACTGTAACAGTGCTAACCCCAGGCCGCACCTGCGTTAATTGCGGTGCGCTTTCGTACCTGTACTTTGCTGGCGTCCCTGATTCAGAAGAAACAGTGCCTGCAGGCGTATTGATCTGACCGCCCATGCCACTGTGATTAACGCAGTAGTAATACAAGGTTGGGGCGTCTTTAGCGACTTTGATTCGTGTGTACGCTCCAGCACTGCCAGCAGTGCCAAAGGTTGTCACGCCTGTTGTGTAAAGAGCACCACTGCCATGGGTGCCATCGCTTGTTGTACTTAGGCGCAATGGATGGCCGGAGTTTGACGAGTCAGATTGGCTGAACAAATAAACAGTGCCTTCAGTCAGCGTCAGTGTTTCGTTGTCTGTTGACGATCCATCAATCCGGTACCTATTGCCGCCACCAGAGGCCGCAACTGTCACAACAAGTGTCACGGTCGGAACTGTTGTCGGCTCTGAACGCAAGGCATCAGTGTTCCCGCTCCAACCCGACAAAGACCCAGCAGGTAAATCAAAAGTATTGAAGGTGCCTTTTGTTTCGTCAAAATGGTCAAGAAACAGCTCTGCTGACGCATCGCCAATATTGGCGTAAGACAGTTGCAGCTTTACGTTGGTGCGTTCGCTGCCGTACAGGACCCGTGTTTCAGCGCCGCTTTGCGACCTAAACGTTCTGATCGGATAATCTCCAGGGTCAAAAGCGCGACTGGTTGGGACAAGCTCAGGAAATGCCATTAGCTGGGTTGCATGACAAAGGATCCATTTTCTATCAAGTGGGCAAGCTTACTGCTGCCATCATCGTTGCAAGGGTGCTCTGATGCAACGATGTCCACAGTGCCCTCCTGCGAAAACGTTAATTGTTCAACGACATAAACGTTTTGAGACACCTCAGGATTTGTCAACGTAAAAATAGAATCATGAAAAGCCGAATCAGCAACAACGCCATTGCTTACGTTTATCGTTCCAGATTGCACATCTTCTGAATCAGCTTGAAAATAAGAAACGTCATACTGACCGTCACTCAAAGGAGAAACACTGACGACTTGCCCAGATGAACTGATAGATCCGTTGTTAGCAGAGCTGTACGGGCTTGACTCCGTAACAACCTTGATAAACGAACCCGCCTTTAAATTTAATCCATGAACTGTTGTTGAAAAATTAATTGTGTGTGTAATTAACTGTCTTAGCCCAAGAAAATACTTGGCAGCCTTTATTGCGTGGCTTTTAGATGTGCAAAACTGCGTCAAATCAAATTGCTCTTGAGGCAGCAAGTCAATGTTTGGATCAAACTCAGCTAAGTCAGGAATTTTTACCTCTACAACTCTTTCTTCTGGCAATTTATTTTTACTTTCTTGCCTATAGCGCACAACCGCTTTAAACGGCCTACGCTCCTCTGAGCTTAGGTACTCAAGCTTAAACGAATCTTCAAGAATATTTCCAGCGGTAAAAAGCTGACTAATTTCAATAGGGCCTAGGTTAATTGCACCGCTGTCATGGATGTACGGCACTGCAGGTACCAACGAAAACTTGCCGTCCGAAAGAACAAAATTGCATAAAAAATTAGGGGCTAAATCCATAATAAATTGGCGTAAATTTGTCATCTCTCCAATAACACCATTGAAGAAAAGTTCTTGCTTTGCTAAAAATTTAGAAGTTTCGATCAACAAGTTTTTGTCAACTATTGATGGGTTGTCAGATGTCATGTGCAAAACGGCACCCGCTCCTCCCATCTGATCTGTCAGTAAGTAAAAAACCAGATCCGTAAGCAGATTGCTAGGGCCTTGGATTTGAGCGCCAGACCCATAAACATTTAAGTCAGGGTGTAACCTTTCGACTTGTATTCCGCTACCAAGCCATGTTCTTATCTGATCAAGCTGAGTAAAATTTCGGCTTGCTTTTAACGAAAGCCCTGCCAAAGTTAAGTTATTAAAAGCCGGTTTTTGATCGTTGGGCATAATTTCATTTACATATACAACCTGATGCTCGGGTTCGGAAGCATTAGATTTTTGCACCAAACCTCTATAAAAACTAACGTCTGCGTATTGGCTTTGCTCTTCAAAAATTACATCGCCGGTAAACGTAGCGGTTAAGTCAACAGTTTCCCTTTCAGCTATCCTTCCTCTAAATCCAGTTGAGCTGTAAACAGTACGATACGGATTAGTAGTTGCTATAGCTTCTACCGCATCAAATGTGTCTCCTACGTTCCAGTTAGCGTTAGTGCTACCTCCAGGCACAACAGTAATAGTCGGTTCAGTCCAGCCTTGAGTTTGACCTGACCAATGGTCATCCAGTTGCATTACTGTTGAGAGAAATTTAAGACGAATGCTTTTTGAGCCAGGTGCTGTATAAGTTCTTTCAACACCTTGACTTTCACCAACGCTAAAATTTTGTGCGCTACCAAAAAGTTGATAGTAAAAACCTTGGTTCCGACCCAACACGGTTGGAATAGTCGTCATGCCCGTAACTCGAAATCTTTGCCCTGACGATTGCAGCGTTCCAGCAGGGTTGTTATTTTTAAATGGATTCAAGTCGGAATAGGCAGTGGTCCCGTTTGGAAATACAGCTGTTGAACCGTTCCCGCGCTTGACTTCAAACTCTTGCCCAGCGCCAAAATCTGTAGAGCTAAATACGACCCTAGTTGCTATTGGAGCCCAAACCGTAGTTTTACCATTAGCACGAGCATAATGATCAGAAGGCAATTCATTTTTTTGCAACGTCCATTCAATAATTACAAATCGATTTACATTGTTTGGATCTACATACTCTCTTGTTGTTGCATTAATTGTTGAACCAATACCAGCTGGATACGTATCTGAGTTGCCTGCAATTTCGTAAGTCATTGCACCATTCCTACCGCTTGTAGCACCACTAAGGTTTGATATGTTCGCAACATGCTCAATGGCACTAACCTGGCTTTCAGGGTCATCGCCATCCTTTGGCAACGTTATATCTCTTGTAACAACACTTGGAATTGTTTCTGATCCTGAACTTGAAGTTGCTCTTGGGTTTCTAATAAATTCTTTGTTAAGCCTTATAGACAATTTTGTTGTCGTAAAGCCAATTGTTATAACCTTAAATTCACCAATTCCTGGCACATTAAATTGTTTAGCTATTTCTTTTGAAGCGTTAGGTCTATTAGCTGATGCCGCCGACAGTTGGATAAACTCTTGGTTATCAGATACAGCACGTAACTCAGCACCAGGTAAAGGAACAAGCTTGTACTCAAGCTCTTCTTGTACTGGATGCCTTACTTGAATAAAATTGTATTGTGAGACTGGTTTCCGCCCCACAACTACAAAGAACGGCTCCATACGCTGAAACTCAAAGCTTTCCCCATTGGCGTCAAGACCGGCTTTTCTTACGTATAAATTAAAAGCTGACGACCTAACTATCGATGAGGTGTTAGTCCCCGTGCTTACTCTTACGTTGTCTTGGTCATATTCATTAATTTCGTCCGACGACGGCAACCCAGGGAAAGAGCATAGACCTTGTAAGTTTTGAAAAACCGAGCTTTTAATGCCTAGCTCAGTAACGATGGCAGGTCTGTTATTGCGTACAGTACCTGAAGCAATTTTAGTCAAAGGGAAAAAACCTGCCCCGATACCAGCTAAGTCGTCAATGTAAGTCTTCGGAGCTATAACTTTGCTTTGGCTAACGATACCTATTTTTTTCTGCAGAGATTGACTTGTGTCAATACATACAAGATTAATTATCTGATCTGTTTTTGCTTCGTCGGGATTAAAACGCGCCAAGCTGCGCCTTCTTACTTTCCATACTGTGCCTGCAATGGCAAAGATTTCACCAATCTGCATTGCGTCGTCTGCCGCAAGTTGTTCGGATAAGACTGTTGAATTGATGTCGTCAACTTTCTCGCCTCGTTGATCTTTTCTGCTTTCGTAGGCATCTTCAGGAATGTCGGTTGCAGAAATCCTAAAGTTTATTTCGTCGTCTTTTGCTACATCTAAAACTGCTGACTGTTGACCGCTAAAGTTTCCGTCAACTGTTACAAGTGACCCACCAGGACTTCTAAGACTAAAGATCCCCATTCGTGGGCTGTATTGACGACCTTCGCCTACATGTTTTTGTTTTCGTACAATTTTTGTATATTCTGCATTACTGCTTGGCGTGGTGCCAGGCGGTAACCCATCGCCACCATCACGCCCTAAATTTAAATCACCAATAATTTTTAAACGCTTAATTATGTCAACTCTTTGTTTTTTGTCATTTATATTGTCTCTAGGTACAGTAATGACTTGATAGTTTAGGCGGTAACCTGTTCCGTTAGGTATTGGCCCATAAACACCAAATTCAGTGCTGTTTACCGGTGTATACGCATGGCAAAATGCAGTATCACGATCTTGAACGTTAGTCGGGCAAACAAAGATTTCAGCGTTTGCATCGTTTTCAGTGGATGGATCGCCTGTCGAAAGATCTCCTCGAGTGCCTTCGATTAAGTCGCCAGCTACAACACGGTTGTTGCCTCCTTCAGTCAGCCCTTTCTTCCAATAAAAAGCAAAAAAGTCTTCGTAAATGGCGTCTAGAGCATTGTTGCCAACAAAGATGCCTTCTAATTTTGGCTGAGCAATCCCATTGTTATTAACACCTTGCTCACCAACCACAAAGAGAAGCCTTGCCTGCTGTTGTGTGCCATGGCTAAGCATCCGCGACCAGACAAGCTTTGGCACGGTCAACATTCCACCTACCTGCCTAACTTCGTCGTACAGGCCAAAGATGATGGGTATTGGTGAAGAATAATCGGCAAGCTCGCTAATGGTTTCAAAGCCCCTGGATGGAGTAAAGCGGCTGGCTCCTGTAATACTTTCTAAGTCAACTCGACCCGACTTAGGTGCCGAAGGCATCTTGGGCTTTGGTGTCAGCAGATATGCAATGCCTGTAAGAGTTAAACCAATTGCGATGTTGGTAGCAATTATCGCTGCCGTACCTTTTGCTGCCCCAGTAACAGCTGGAATAACTACAGTTGGAATGACTACAGCCGTTGCTACCGCTTGAATATCAGGAATATGATCGTATTCAGCCGGTCTTACGTAACCACGCCGCCTTACCTCAGACGCAAAAAGTTGATACTCTTCTTCCGTAATTCCAATCGTTTCAATTAACTGCTTTTCGTACGGAAGCAGTGGTACGTCGTAAACAGTTGGACCGAAGACCACTGCACCTTTTCGGTTTTTGGCTGAATATAAAGAATGCCCTTTTCCCATGTCACCGCGAAAGTCCAAGAGTTCTCCGCTAGCAGCAGAATATCCCCATCATACTCAGGCTTCTTGACCCGAAAACCCCACTTCAATAAATCACGAGATACTTCCCACTTGCCAGCCTCGTACCAGGACTGCTTAAACGGTGGCGGGTCAATGCCGATGTGATCTAAAGCCTTGTAGCAAAGGTGGATGCAATCGATATGACCATCGCTGCCGTCAGCACCTAAGCGGTACGGCATCCCAATGAGATCACTGCAGCCGGACATTGTTACTCACTGGCAAGTTGCCCACAATTCGTTGCGTCAACGTACGCCTTGGCACGTCCGTTCCAACAGCATCAAGCACTGAACTCAGCTCCAAATTCAGTGAAGTGTTGTCCCACTGCCCACCTGTTACCTGTCCTGTGTAGGTGTGAGCGATCGTGTTTGTTACTGCCAAGCCTGTATCAGGATCTGGGTCTTCAATGATCAGCACGTCAACTTCCATTAGCCAACTGCCTTCAATCGCGCTAACTCCCCAAGAACGAGACAGGTCGTTGTTTGGAAAAACAAGCGTTCCCTCTAGGCCATCACCAGTGCGGTTAACGGTGACACCAGAAAAACCAAAAGGCACAAACTGATAGCCAGAACCAGAGTGCGTAATCTCTTTGCCGATAAAAAAGTTTTGAAAGCGATAAAGCTCTGTTTGCTCAGGCTTTATTCGTAGTGCATGGCCAAAGGCAAAACTTGTCATAAACCTATCCTCTTGCGTGTGCTTCCGCTCATCTGTAATCGTTTTAGCGTGTTCTGTTCACCGCGCTGTGCGCCTTGTGCCGCTGCACTCTGCATCCCACTTTGGAACTGTTCAGCAGTTACATAATCAACGCTGTTGATACGTTCCACGGTGTAGCGAACATCGATTGGTGCGGCAACTGCAAGCCCTCCGCTTCCGCCTGTGGTTCCAAGTCCACCTTCTTCTGGAATAACAGAAGAGCCACGAGCACAACGCGAATAACGCGACATGCTTTCACGCATCTTGGATTCAGGGATGACGTATTCAGGTTCACCGCCTTCGCCAACCAACGCAGGAGTTGGGCCAGAAACGTAGCCGCCTTCTGCAAAAGGAAGGAGCCCAAGAAGTCCACTGCCTGCTTCGCCTCCAATCCCAAAGCTACCAATACCAGCTTTGAGAAACATTCCACCCACCTGCTTAAGGATGCCAGACAACGACTCTCCAAGTGACTTGCTGCCGTCAATGGCGCTCTGAATTCCATTTACAATTCCGCTTTCAATAGCAGAACCGACCTGCTTATATAAATTTTCAAGTTGCTCAGCTGCAGCAACCTGATCTTCTAAAGCGGCAACAATATTGACAACATTTTCTACTTCTTGCCTATTTAAACCTTCAGTAGAAGCCATAATTTGCTCTACCTCTTGTCGCAATCTTACCTCACGTTCGTTGCCATTTAGTTTTGCCTCTAGTAATTCTTTTTGTCGCTCTAGTGGCAAGACTGCTTCCCTTTGAGCCTCTGCAAGTTCTTGCGCTTTTATCAGGTCTTGTCCAAGAGCTTCACCAATAATGCTGCCTTTCTTTGCGTCAAAAGTTTTGCTTGCGATATCTACCAGTTCTTGACGTTTTTCTGCAGTTATGCCTTCAAGTTTATTAATTTTTTCCAGTACATCGGCTCGGTCAAAATCATTCTTGCGTATATCTTTACCCAGCTCTGAGGTTTCTTTTAACAAATCAAATTGACGTTGCAACTTGGTCAGTAGTGCATCAGCTTTGGCAGCACCCTTGCCAGGCTCGATAATCGTATCTACTGTCTTACGGCCTTCAGCCTGCAAGTCCATCAACTTCAAAGACAATTCTGCAAATTCTTTGTCTAAATTTTTTAAATCTTGCTGCAATTCTTGGATCTGCAAAAATTTAGTGTCCTCTCCAAACTTACTCATTGACGCTTTCGCGTTTTTAAGTTTTGCGATAGTGTTTTCTATTGTTGCCCTTGTTTCTATTCTTGTTGCGATTGCAGACTTCAGCATCTCTTTGGAGCCAAAGTTGACTAAATTATTAAATTCTAATTGCTTGCGACTTGCCTCAATTAGCTTGTTAACATAAAAACCAAGAGCTAAAGTTAAAGCGCCGAAAGGCAACGCGGCTAAAGCTATCTTCAAAACACCTGCTCCGGCAGCTGCAAAATAAATTTTGGCCCCAAATACTTGGAACAAAGCAGCTTGCTGGGCCAAAAAGGCTCCAAACTTTGTAACAGCAAGAACTTTAATTAAATTTGTAAGCGCAAAAACAGCCGTGGCGGCAAAACCAACGCTGACAATAAATCCTTGAATGCCTGAGGGCAGCTCGTTAAAAGATTTTAGAAGATCTGTAGCGCCTTGCACTAATGGCATAAATACTGGCAGAAGATTTTCTGTCAATACTTTGGAAAGCTGAACGCCTTGATTGCCTAAATTTTTAAATTGCTGGGCCGGGCCCTTCATTGCCTCTTCAAGCTTAGCAGCGCCTTCTTTTTCAACGCGTTTCAAGGCCCGAAGAACAACGCTACTAGAAATTTTTCCTTCTTCGCCTAGTTTTTTAAGAGAGCCTGCTGTTGTATTCAACTCAAGAGCAATTGCTGTCGCAACTAACGGGGCTTGCTCCAAGATTGAATTTAATTCTTGTCCTCTTAAAACACCACTGCCTAAAGCTTGAGTCAACTGCAGGAATGCACCAGAAGACTCAGATGCAGTGGCACCAGCTAATTTAGCAGCAATATTAAATCCAGCAAATGTTGATTCAATATCATCTAAACCGAGGCCCATAGGCTTAAGCCTTGCGAGCAATCGTGATATGCCTACATTGGCCTCTGTTGTGCTCAAGCCAAATCTACTTGCCGCACGTGCCGCAACATCAAGAGCTTGCTGTGCATCCCCAGAGGACATGCTTAACAATTTGATTTTGCGCTCTGCCTCAATGGCGTCTATGCCAAGTTGACCAACACCTGTTGCCGTAACTGCACCACCAAGTACGACAAATGCGTTTCTGAGCCCTCTAATGGTTTTTTCTACACCAGAAACGTTATTGCCTAAATTTCGGTATGCAGAACTTGCTTGTGTTGCTGACCTTGTGGCGGCTTGCCCTGTTCTATTAAAAGATTGCTGTGTTGCATCAATTTTTTTCTTGAGCCTCTCGGTGTTTTCCGACAATGCCCGTAAAGCCCTTTGAGGCTGTTGAGCCTTGATAAGCAGTTCTACTGTAGAAGAGACAGCTGCCACGATCAATCGGCCAATAGATCAATACTACCGTCGACTGCGCTTGGCGCGATCCATTGCTTTTTCTTCTTCCTCGCGCTTGATGTCGTAATACGCAGCAAAATGCACAAGCTCCGCATCGGTCAACTCCGTGCGAAGCCTGCTTACAGTCATTCCCAACTCGCAGGCCAAGTGAAACTCAAACAGAGTCCACCTGTCCTGCTTCAGTCGTTTTTTGCTTCTTCCATGTCGGTGTCTTCACCGACGCCAAACAAAAACAGCTCGATCTCGTTCAAGATCGTCTCAGGCAGCTGACGCTGTAGCTTTGGGGCATCGGCAGGAGCAAAGGCTTTTGAGCCGTCCTCAAGCTCTGCCATCTGGCACAGCATCTGCGTGCTGATGTCTAGTGCTTCTTCAGTACCGGAAAGGCTTTGTGCTTTCTTGCGGTCAGCGCGTGTGATCGGTTTAAAAAACAGATCAACGACTTTTTTACCTTCAGCGTTTTTTAGTTCAAACTTGCGGCGCTGGTTGAGATCAAATGCCCCAACCAGCAGATCGACGGTGCGATTTTGAGCCATTAAATAAAAGCTTGCGCTTAAATTATAGACCTAAATCACTGCAGGTTCAAAGTGATTGCGCCGCTAGTGATGAAGCTGCAGGAAACAACGACCAGTTCACCAACAGTTGAAGTGATCTCCATGTCAGTAATGATGCCATTGAATTTGGCTGAGTCGGTGTCTGCGCTTGTACCAGTGGTAAACAACTCAAAAGTTGCGTCGGCTGTGTCAGCAGCCGTGATCACATCCTCAAGAAAAGCTGCTTGGCCTGTTGCATCTGGGTCATAAACCAGTTCAACAGTGCCAGATCCTGAAACCAGGCTGCCAACAAAGCTGCGGAAAGTATCGCCTTGCTTTGAGGTGTCGAGCGTCTCTTTCGTAGTGGTTAAGCTCCAACTACGAGTGCCGACGATTGTTGCATTGGATGAGCCTGCAGCGTCGAACTGGACTGCTCCTTGTTCGCCTCGGATTGTGGCCATGGTCAGAGTTCCTCGATGGATTCAAAGGTCACACGGACCT